ATTAAAGAAGATGGTTCTGCACTATGGGAAGCAAAGCATAATTTGAAACAGTTAGAAAAGATGCGTGAAGATTTAGGAGTTATATTCGAAACTCAGTACATGCAAAATCCAATGCCTTTAGAAGGGTATTTAATTCCAAAGAAAACAATTAGATTATTTCCTAACCAACACGATGGGGAGTTAATAAAAAGATATTGCTTTATTGACCCTTCAGAGAAAAACGGAGATATGATGTCGGCTATATTTGTACAGTCAGAAACATTTAACGATGTTATAAACTTTCATATTTACGATGTTGTACATTCAAATAAAGGTTTTGAGTTCTTGTCTAATGTCATATACGATAAGGCAATTAAAACAAAAGTAGATGAAGTTATATTTGAGAAAAACGGAGTAGGGTTAGCAACAGGTATTGCGTTAAAGAATCTAAATATAAATAATGACTTTGAGTTAATAGCCTACCATTCAACAGAAAACAAAGAAGCTAAGATTTTAAAGAACTATGAGTTTGCTAAGAGGTACATATCATTTAGCTCGATATACGAAGATAATAAAGAATTTAAGACGTTTATAACGCATTTAACAACTTATTCAAGCGAGGTTAGAGTATTGCATAAATCTGATGCTATGGACGTTGTTTGTTCAGCTTGTAAGATACTTAAAATAAAATACAGGAGTCATTTTGCAATATAATTAAAAAAATAGTTTAAATTTGAACACTTATGGCGTGGTACAACTGGGGAAGTAATAAAAATAAAGCACCTAATACGGTAGAGGTTGATGATAATGGTCGATTCTATTATTATTTAAAAGGCTTGCTAGAGGGTAATAACATAGTTAAGTTTAGCAACGCTAACGCTCAATTATTTGCATGTTCTTTAAGTGAGATTTTTACCCCACTAGATATAGTTGCCGATAGAGTTTCTTCAGTGCCTTATATTTTAGTTGACAACAACGATAAGATTATTGAAAATATACCAAAGAACGTAAAAAACTTATTAGATAGAGCTAATGCCACTCAGTCAATGACTGAATTAATATATAACATTCAATTTAATTTAATGGCTTCGGGTGGTGTGTTTATTTATCCAGCTATGGCTAATAATTTTAAGACAAAGAAAGTTGATTACATTTCTAATTTATTTGTCTTAAATCCTCTTAATTCAATGGTTAAGAAAAAAACTACAATTCCTTCTAATCCTTTCTTAATTAAAAGCTTTGACGAAGTTGTTGACTATGTAGATGTTATGTATGGCACGTTAGTTAGAATACTTTCAGAAGATTTAATACTCCATACTAAAAGTAATTTCAACCCATCTACAGAAGTTTTTATCTCTCCGTTATTAGCTGCTGAAAAGAACATAAACAACTTAATCGCTGTTTATTCTGCTAGATATAAAGCTTATGTTAGTAATGGATCGGCTGGTATTCTATCAAGAAAGCAAGCCGAAAAAGGCGACGAATCCCAATTTGATGCAGACACTAGAGAGAAAATGATTAACGAGCTTAATGCTACGGACGGAGTAGTAGGGCATAAGAATTTCATAGGACTTTCCGCTATCCCTATGGAGTTTATAAAGACTATAGGAACAATAAAAGAACTAGAGCCTTTCACTGAAACTTTTCATGACCAAGTAGCAATTGCTGGAATATTTGGAGTTGATAAATATTTATTACCGACTACTGAAGGTACAACATTTGCAAATAAACAAGATGCAGAGAAATTCTTATGGCAAAACAAAATCATTCCTTCTGCTAAAGAAATGGGAGTTATACTTACAAAAGCGTTATATTTGGAAAATATGCGGTTTGTTCCTGACTTCTCGAACATTGAAATACTTCAAGACGACAGAAAAACTAAAGCCGAAGCCGATTTATTAGAATTAGATTTAGTTCAGAAGTTAGAAGAAATGAAGATTACAGACAATGAAATTATAAAGAAATGGAGAAATTAGAATTATTAAAAAAAGAAAGAGAATCATTAGGTTTAGACTCGTTTAGAGCGTTGCCAATAGATGCTGAACGATCTAAGATAGAGATAACCGATGATAGAATAATCAAAGGCTACCCTATAGTTTGGGGTTCTAAAAATAGCCATAACGAAATAGTTTTAAAAGGGGCAACTTTAAACTCTTTAAACGCTAGAGGTATAGGAAGTGAAAAGAATAGCATTGTTTTGCTTAAGCACCATAATACTACTGTTCCTATTGCTGTAATGACTGTATTAAGAGAAGATGACTACGGTTTATACTTTGAAGCTGAGATAATCAAGACCAATATAGGGAACGAAACTATAGAAGAAATTAGAAGCGGTGTATTAAAACAGTTATCATACGGTTTTAATTACATTTGGGATAAAACAGAATGGTCTGAAGAGTCGGATTCTTATATATTAAAAGAAATTAGACTAATGGAGATTTCATTAGTTACTTTTTCTTCTGATGAAAACGCACAATTAAGAAGCTTTAACGATTTCCAAAAAGAGACAATAATGGAAGGTTTTACAATTGCGCAATTAAGAGCAATATCAAACTTTGCAGATAAAGAAATTTCAAGCCGTGACGAGCACTTGGAGCAAGAAGCTGGAGATAAAGAGATTATCAAAAGCACAATAACAATTTTTTAAATAAAAGAAATGAGTTTAGAATTAAGAAAAGCACTAGAAAAAGACGGTGCAAAGTTAGACGGAAATCAAGTGAAATTCGTCGAAGGTTTAGAAGTAGCTATTAGAGCTTCTTTAAAAGATTCGGACAATAAGATGTCGGAATTGATAACTTCAGAAGTTGAGAAGTCGGGAGTATCTGACGAAGTAACAGAACAGTTGAGAGGTTTAGCTGAGAAAATGGAGAAGATAGAAAAATCAAACATAACTGATTTAACTGCATCTCAAAAACGTTCATTAAGAACAGAAGTTTCAAAGCATAAAAAAGAGATTATTGAAGCTGTAAGAAGTGGTAGAACATTAGGTTCTGAAGATGCAGGTATTTTTCAACTAAGAGTAGCAGCTCCTCACTACGATACTAATACGGTTTCTTTAGGAGCTGGTGTAGTTGCTCCAGTCATTGAAAATGTAGAAGACTCTCCAGTAGTTGCATTTACTCGCTACCCTGAGAACTTTATTTTAAACACTGTAAGAAATTTACAAGTTTCTAAAGTAAGGCATACGATATTTAAAGTAGAACAAGCACCAACAGAAGGAGATGTAGCTATCGTTGCTGAAGCTGGAGAAAAACCATCAATTCAGTACAAGTTTGTTAAGAACGCTTTAGGGCGTAAAAAATACGCTGGTCGTATAGAATGGTCAGAAGAATTTGAGATTGATAACGATATGCTTTTTAACGCAGTTGTTAAAATGATTGAAAGAGACGTTATAAAAGCTTGGAACAATGGTATTGTTGCTGACATTATAGCAAACGCTGTACCTTATACAACTTCTCCTCAAGACGCTACTGTTTATTTACCAGATGCTACTGATGTTGCTATTGTTTTACAGGGGTTAATTGATGCTCAAGATTATGAGGCTGATACGGTTATTTTAAATCCAGCTACAATTGTTTCTTTAATGTTAGTTAAGAAGGCAGACGGTGAGAGATTAGGAAATCCGATGTTTGTTAACGGCATGCTTAATGGTATGAAAGTAATCGCTAACAACCAAATGACAGCAGGTCAAATACTAGTATTAGATAGTGGTATTTATAACGAAATGCACACTGATTTAATAGTTAGAGTAGGTCATTACGGTACTCAGTTTATTACAAATGAAAACACTTTAATTTGTGAAATGTTCTCAATGTTAGAGTTTTCTAAAATAGACTTAGTAGCTTCTAGATATGGAGCAATTGCCACTATCGAAGCTTCATTGCTTAAAGTATAATTATTAATTAAATACATAAAAAAATGAGTGTAAAAATAACAGTAGAGGAAAAAGGAGACGTAAAGTATGTTTCTTACTCAAAGAAAGAAGATTATAAAGCTATAAAACTAAAGTCTAATGGCTTAGTCTATGTAGAACACGTTGATTTAGCTAATAATCTTCTTAAAAGAGATTTAGCAACAGAAGCTAAAAGTGTTAAATTCAGTGTAGAAGCTGGAACTTCAAAATTTATAGAAGACGTAAAAAAGTAGTAGAAAATGATAATTTTAACTAGAGACGACTTTAGGGGTAGGTTTTCAATAACATTTCCTAGCATTAATGGTGCTGGAGATGTTGTTGAAGGTGAGATAGACGTTATAGAATTGGAAGAGTTAACTAAGTTGTTTGGGATAACCTTGGCAACTCAGTTTAAAGCCGATCCGCTTAACGCTGTTTATTTACCATTGTACACTCCATTATTAGAGGGTAAGCTTTATTCCGAAGGGTTGAAACAAGTTATATTATCATTGGTTTATTTACGTTACCAACGAGGCGATTACTCAATGAGTACTGAGAATGGGAGAGTTTTAAAAATCTCCTCCACTTCTTCAGTAATCAATCCTTATGTTCAAGATATTCAGATGTTAACTAAGTTGGTTGATGGTTGGAAAGCTTTACAAATTTATTCAAGAGCTAACTATTCAGATTTTGAGGGTTTAGATAAAAAATACCAAGTATATTAATGTTTATAGATGACTACATATCCGAAATAAAAGAAAATATCAATAGAACTTTGAAAGTTACCGCTATTAATAGTGATGATAATATTAGTTTTTGCGATAACAAATGGATAAAGCTCTTTACTTACATACTTGTAGAAAAGGAGAAAGTTTATATCAAGAAGATTGAAGAAGATAACTCTATTACATTTAATACAAATGTTAACGGAAATTCTGTATTTAGCCTTCCTAGTGTAGTTTTCTTTGTTGGTTCTCAAATTAAAACATCTAGTGAATTTCTGTTATTTTCAAACCAATACGAGGATAAAGTTCCTTTTGTTTGGTTAAACTTTCCTGCTGGAATAAGTAGCGAAGAGGATTTAACATCATTAGAGACGTGGCACGAGCAATGGAGTAATATTAAACTATTCTTTATCGGTGATATGGATCGTGTACAGTGGTCGTCTAAAACAACTATTGAAGAACGAACAAAGATTATAAAGTTATGGTCTAGTGCTTTTGTTAAAGCTGTTCGTTTTCCTTATGAGATAGATGATAGTGTAAGTTATTCTTATTACCCTATTTTCGGTAAAGAAGATGAAACTGGAGCTGTAAAAGATATTATTGAGGGTAATTTATCAGGAGTTGGAATAAACTTTAAATTAAATGTGCTACAAAATTTAAACTGTAGTAATTGTTAAACAAAAATAAAACAAAATAAAATGGCAGAATTATGCGATTGTTCAAATAAGGGCGTTAGCTCTTTGAGACAAGAAAAAGACTGTAAAAATGTCTTAAAAAAGGTTGTTGCGGTTATGCCGATTCAACGAAAAGACGATGGAGTAAAGAGCTTTATTGATATAACAACTTTACCTGTTCCAGCAACTACTTTTCAAGCTATGTTTTTAGAGCCAGATTCTGGAAAAAGACTACATTGTGTTTACGACTTGAAGAATACAGCTTTCGAACCGCAAGACGGTGTTAATGTAGACTGGGAAGACGGAACAAGCTCAACTGTTAGAGATCCTAATTTGCAAATGACTTTCATTGTAGCGGAAA